TGAATGTGTCACCTGGTAGTGCTTCGTCCGCGTAGAACGGTACTAAGTACCCCGCGTCGAACGTTGTTTTATACCCATGTGACCTATCGAATGAACTACGCGGTATGTCTGCCCTTGGCGTCGTGTCGAACCGGTGAGTCATTACGGTTTTGGGCATTTTGTTCATCCTGATCGCTGGAATTGATGAACTGTACACCATTTCCCAACGGTTTGGGAGCTGCCATTAGCGAGAATTCTGCGTTTTCATTCTCGAATGAGCCATGATGGAACAGGGTGTAATCCTCCGGATGGTGCGAAAATGTGTGTTCGCTTGAATTTATACAGTCTGTAAAAGTTCTTATGGCCATGTCATTTCTATGCATGACCCATGGTGGTAGGTGCGCTTTCGCTTTTTCGTCGTAGACGGTGAATATTTGATCGATCATTTATAATTCTCTCTTTAATTTCTGGAGGTTTAATCCTAGGATATAATCCCGAACGGCCAAACGTTCGGGTGTATTGTCTGGCGAGCTCCTCGCCTTTTCCACTCTTGCCTTTCTAAGCATTTCGTGTAGTTTTGGGTGCTCTTTTTTGAGCTTTTCTTTGTAGTATTTTGGTACCTCCATTTTTTTGTTAGCTTCTAACATTATGTATTCGTAGTGGTCTTTTTCGTATTTGTAGTAATAGTCACTCCCGATTCCGGGTTTTAGTGACATGTGAGTATATTCTGGTTTTCGATACCCGGTTATTTCTCCGGTATCGTTGTCGATGATTGCGTATTTATCATCTGATTTTTTTTGTTTTTTTATTATGTAGCGTGCGACGTATGCGCAGCTTTTAAATGTAACATTTCCTATTTCTGAGAATCCTTTGTCCCAGGTTTGTTCAAGTAACTCTGAACGATAGACTTGATTATTTCGTCGCACCGTGTGAACGGTTTTATCCGGGAAAGAGAATCCGAATAGGATTGCATGGAAGTGCGGTCTAGCGATCCAGTTATTACCTTGGACAGCTTTTCCGTATTCGCCGCACATATAATATCGGATTTTTTCGTTAGTTCGCTTTCTAAGCGATCTGATGAAGATTTGAAAATGTTTGTGATTAAGACTTGCGTCTTTTGGTAGGTGGTCATCGTTATAAGTAAGAGTAATGAAGCAGTTATTGTCACCGTTAGCTTTAGTTTCATGTATGCACCTGATTGCCCATTCCTTTGATTTCGCTATTCTGCATCCATTGCAGCGTCCACAGGGGACTTGTTGCCGGCCCATTACAAGGCCGGACTTTGATTTTTTATCTATTTGTATTGGTGAGAAGCAGGTCATCTAAATTTATATAAATTATAGTATGCCTGGTCTGATTCCCATTTTTTACCGGTTAACTTGCAGTACTCATCTGCCGTTTCGTCAGCCGAGCTATAACCGTTCTGTTTTGCCCATTTTATGCAGGCTTCTATTTTAGAGAGCGACGCCACCTCTTTGCGTAGTTCCGCGATTTCGGTTATGTACTCTGGTTCCTTTTTTGAATGATCGTTTTGACTTTCGTCTCGACATTTTTTTGCGTCTATATGCCATTGGTGCCGCTCCAGGTTTGTGTTGTTTTGTAGGTTATACCATTTTATGTACGAATCTGAAGGAAATACGCTTTTATCGTATATATCATCTCTGATTTCGTCTGCGGTTTGCTTTTCCATGTGAGCTCCTGTTTATTTTAAAGAGCAATGCCATTAGAAGGTAAGTTTCTATGCTAGGGACCACCTAGGACATTGTAAGAACAAGTAATACAATGTCCTGCACCCGAAGTCAAGTACTTCGTAGCCTAAGGGCTAGGAGGTGCTGCTGGCGGAGGCTCTGTTGGCTCCTGTGAGGTTGTTTCCGGAATTTCCGGTACTTCGGGCTCGAGTAAGCCGAAGTTTTCAAAGAGTGCTCTTTGTTCTGGGTCTGACGCTGCGTCCAGGTAGGCCGCTGGGTCGTTTTTGAAGTGACTTCGCACTTCTGATGGTAGATGCATGAATTCTTCTTCTGCTGATTTTACTGTAAACATTGCTTCAGTGAAGGTTTGTGATGATGCAAAGCCGAATTCTGCTTGTGATTTTGCAACCGGGAGTATCCCGGTTTTCATGAATTTTTTCATGATGTTATTTATATTCACTTCTTCTGTGAAGTGTTTCTGAGTTAGTGATTCACCACAGGTTACGGTTACCGATACCCGGGGACTGAATTGTGATCTAACTCTGGGTAAAGTCTTACCTGGTAAGCTTTCCGTTTGAGCCCCTGTTTCTGCGGGCTCTGGATTTTGAGATTTTTCGTTCATTCTTTTGCACCTGGTTTTGATGATACCGACTTAGGGTCGTATGGTTTTTGTGTTGATGTTTCGATACCGAATTCCTTCAATAGTGATCTGATATTGAATGATGAATCCTGTACGATTTTCGCTTTTTCCGCTTCTATTACCGCGCGAGAGTTAGTAAGCGATGTTTCTGATTGGAGTTTTAGTGTTGCCTGGTCAACGTTATTGACCTGTGACTGCAGTAGTTTGAATTGTCCTTGAGCAATTCTTGCTTGTAATGCTGATGAGGTGCCGGTTTTTAACGCTTCCGCTTTTCCTGCTGTTTCTGATTGCATGGTTGCCATGGCGCCAGACGGAGTACTGGCTGGTGATGATAACGCGAGTATCCGATTGAGACCGGCTGCCGATAGATCTTTTGCAGATCTCTGATATGCGGTGCTTGACATTCTTTCTTGAAATTCGCGGTTATCTTTCGCGATTTGCAGATTTGCTTTGTTAGCTGCCCGCTGGCCTTTATCTGCGCTCCTTCCGCCTAGAAAGGTACCGGCAAGTGATGCGATGGGTCCAGCGAGTGCGCTTATTATTGGTAGTAGAGCCATCTTTTTTGTTAATCAGTGTTAGAAGTGATCGATCATTCCAGGTACGCCGTATAGAGGCATAGGCCGAGCGCATCTTAGGTTGATGAATGAATCGAACAGGAAGTGTGGTTCATCCTGTACCGCTATTACGCGGTCAAGTGGTGGTGTATCTTCAATGAAGATTGTATCAAGTGAAGGTCGCGTTGCGAATTCCTGTGATAGATGCCAGACGTCGAGCGTTGCTGGATCGTTAGAACGGAATTTCCCTGTTATTTGTGATGGTTTGTATCGGTATTCTGCGTATCTCTCCTGATAGCCAAAGGTCTCCTGGTCGAGATTTACGTTTCCAACAGCCATTATTTCGCCTTCCTGGACGGCCTGTTCTCCAATTCCTTGGAGCGCCGGCCAGAAGTAATCGAATCGTGTTCTTCTTGACCACATTCGGTTTAGGCCTTGTTGGTATGTTAGGTCGGCTCGTACATTGACGATGCCGATTAGTACACAGTGTTCTGTGAATGATTTAGTGAAACCGTGACCCGACAGAGTAACCGTGCCGAAAGCGGCTAAGTTACCCTGAGGAGAAGCATCGGGCCCGGATGGATCGGTTTCTGACATCTGCTGTACTGGATTGATATTTACTCTTGACGATCCGCCACCGAGAAATTCGGGGCGTTGAAGTACTAGCATCTGTGGGTCTGTTACTCCGAAATGAGCTTTCAAGATTTCCGGGTACCTGGTACCGCTTCTTGCATCTCTTTCGAAGATTTTTTGTATTTGAAACGATTGTCTTAGATCGTTTATTGAGACTCCTGTCGCATCTTCCAGATTTGCGAACAGTGTAGGGAATCCTGCCTGGTTGGACGTTCCTTCCATGTGCCAGGCCGGCCCTGTAGTGAAGTCTCTTACTGGGTCGTATGTTCTGACGATCCCCCCTGATTCTCGTACCTCGACGGGAGTATCTTCGAATACTCCAGTTCCTTCTAATCCGATTCCTTGTACTGGCGCCGTCCCGGCGATCGGTATTGTTACTTCTTCTCCCTTTTGGGGGAATGGCAAGCATGAGGTGAAGTAATCCGGTCTTTTTCTCCTTCTGAGGAGCGTGTATGAAGTTTCCGGATCAGGTCCATCGTCTGTATGAAGCGATGTTGATTGTCTGAGGTTTTGGTCTCTAAACCAATTGTTAAAGATATGGTTATAGGCTCTGAAGTGCAGTGCGTTAACAGTAAGCAAAGAGCCATCCGACATATTAGTTGGTAGGCCCATGTAATCGAAGATTGTGCCATTTTGTATGTTGTTTGTGAAGTCTATCGCGGGTACCGCGAAGTCGGTTGAATCGGTAGAGTTTACCTGTTCACCGTTGAATTTTTCCCAGTTATCCCATATCTGTCGTACGGGTACTGAGAAGAAAAATGTTTCCATGAACAGATTGTCCATGATTGGTTTGATCGGCGTTGCCAGCCTGGCGAACGCCGTCATTTTTAAGTTGAATGTGTCACCTGGTAGTGCTTCGTCCGCGTAGAACGGTACTAAGTACCCCGCGTCGAACGTTGTTTTATACCCATGTGACCTATCGAATGAACTACGCGGTATGTCTGCCCTTGGCGTCGTGTCGAACCGGTGAGTCATTA